GAAATAGTAAAAACCGATATTTATAAAATGCGTGCTATGACTATTGGCGGCTTATGTTTATTTCTTGATGTTTGTGAGAATACATGGACTAACTACAAAAATGATGATGATTTTTTGAGTGTCTGTATGCAAGTTGAGCGAGCCATTAAGAATCAGAAGTTTTCAGGGGCAGCAGCAGACCTTCTAAACGCTAGTATCATTGCTCGTGATCTAGGGCTAAAAGACAAAACAGAGCAAGAAGTGTCGGGTGTGTTGGGTGTGGTTGATATGTCCCAGCTAACAGACGAAGAAATAGAGAGCAAGCTAAGACAGCTTGAATCCCAGCGAAATCAGAGCGAGAAACCGTAATGCCGGCTATGAAGCTGCAAGAGTTCAAGATATATTATTGCGCTACATGTTCGTGGTGGCATCCAACAGAAGGGTTAGCTTTAAGTAATGAATGCCCATCCTGCGGAAATCACGGTTTAGCTTTTGCAGCAGGAACCCCCCAAGAAATATACAGTGTATTGAATGCTGTTCAGCACATCACCCCTCCAAGATGAACAGGCAAGAAAAAATAGAGTACGCCGCATTGCTCGAAGAAAAGATAAGGCGGAATAAGAAAAATATACTTTCTCGATCATATGAGAATGCCTATGAATGGCAGCGAAAGTTCATAAGAGCAACCAAAGACTTTAGCGCATGTATGCTGATGGCCTCCAACCGTTCCGGTAAGACCCGCACAGGATTAATAATGGACGCATACCACCTGATTGGAGATTACCCTGATAATTGGGAGGGAATCACCTTTGATTTCCCGCCTATGTGCTGGCTATTGGGGTATTCAGGCGAAAAGACTAGGGATTTACTGCAAAATAAACTATTCGGACGATATATTGATAAGCAATTTGAAGGCGGATTGATACCAGCTGATAGAATAGTAGGTAGTATCGCTATGGCTGGAACATCTGGTGCAATGCGCGAGGTTAGAGTAAAGCATAGAAACGGCATATCCACTTGTCAGTTCTGGTCATATTCTCAAGGCCAGCACGCCATTATGGGGGATGAAGTTGATTGGTATCATATTGATGAAGAACCCAAAGACGCAAACATATTCCCTCAAGTATTAACTAGAACATTAAGCGGTAATCAAGGAAATGGCGGTTCTGGTATTCTCACATTTACACCTGAAAACGGAAAAACCCAGCTTGTATGTAAGTTTATGGGTGAAGAACCAGACCTTGAGGACGGCGAAGAACAAATAAACTTTGCCGATACAGGTATGTATTTGCAGACCGCAACATGGAAAGAATGCTCTCATTTAGATGAAGATATGCAAAGAAAGATATTATCCATGTATCCAAAGTACCAGCGTAAAATGCGAAGCGAAGGAACGCCGCTAATGGGTTCAGGGTTAATATATGAGGTTGATGAAGACGAACTATCAATAAAACCGTTTGATATTCCAGATCACTGGTTCGTGATTAACGGTATGGACTTTGGCTGGGATCACCCTCAAGCGCATATTCAGATGGTATGGGATAAGGGCGCGGATATGTTTTATATCGTAAACGCATGGAAAGCGTCTAAGAAGCAGCCTTTTGAAGCATGGCATATTATAAAGCCTTGGTGTGAAAACGTACCTACAGCATGGCCTAGTGACGGACTACAAACAGAAAAAGGTAGCGCAAAACAACAAAAAGACTATTACGAGGAAGAAGGCTTTAATATGCTGGCAGAGCATGCCACATGGGAAGACGGCGGCAATGGTGTATGGGCTGGTATTATGGAGCTAAATAATTTAATGAGTACGGGTAGATTTAAGATAGTGTCTAGCCTGTTTGAAGTATTTGAAGAATTAAGGCAATATCACACAAAGACAACGCCTAGCGGCAATACTGATATAGTAAAAGTTAAAGATGACTTATTAGACGCAATACGCTATGCTTACATGATGAGAAGGTATGCTATTAGGGTGTGCGATTTGTACCCAGATGAAACAGTTTATTACTCACCTAAAAAAGCGGGTAGGGATACGGTGACAGGCTATTGAATAACTCAATTACTTTTACGTTTACATCATTATTAATAATATCTTTTGTTCTTTGGTGTGTTCTCGGGTTTGGTTATTGGGTCAATAATCCAGAACTTAGTCAGATGCAAGTATTTTTATATATGATAGGTTTGTAATGTGTCATAATTGCGTTAAAGTTAAAGATAAGTCTCTCGCATATACACGATGTAATGTATGCGGTTTGTGGAGACCTCTTACCAATCAAGAGCAAACTAAGCTAGCTAAGAGAAAAAGATGATGAGCGTACCTTACGACCAAATGGAAGAAATAACCGAAGAACTGGTTGAATACGAAGAAGAAAACGACTCTTTACTGATTAAAAACCTAGATGCTGGCAATCTCGTAGACCAAATTGAAGACCCAACAAAAGCGTGTTCTGATGCGTTAGATCTATATGATTCAGCAGGGAAGTCAATGGAAGGCTGGCTCAAGAAGTACAGACGAGCATTAAACTTAGCTAAAATGCAAGCCATGTCCGGCGATATTGAAATTACGGAGAAATCATTCCCGTTTGAAGGTGCTAGCATGGCAATGATGCCTTACATTCTTGAGGCTATGCTTGACTTTAGCTCAAGGGCGGCCAGTGAATTAGTATGGGCTAACGAGATTATCCATGCCAAGATATACGGTCAAGCAAGCGAAGAAAAAGAAGAAAGAGCAAAACGAGTATCAGACTTCTCAAATTATCAACTATCAGAAATGATTCCAGACTGGAGAGATAACCAAGATAAGGGGTTACTAATACTTGCCTCGCCCGGTACTTTTTATAAAAAAACCTACTGGGATGCAGGAATACAAGAGGTATGCAGTGAGCTTTGTTTGGCTGATGAAGTTATATTTGACCATAACTATAAATCATTCGATTCCGCTCCCGATAAATTCCAGAAGTGCAAATACTCTAAAAACGAAGTGATCAGCTTTATTCGTGGCGATCAAAAGTGGAATATTGATGAAGACGAATTAGAAGAAGATACTAACGAAATAGAGTTCATCGAGGCGCATACATGGCTTGACCTAGACGATGACGGAATGAAAGAGCCGTACATTGCTATTATCTGGGAGGACAAGGAAAGAATTGTATCGCTTCGTCCTAATTATGATGAGGACACAATTATAGATAATGATGGTGAAATCGTTAAAATAGACTGTGTCCCTCAGTTTACACAATACCGATTCTTACCAGACCCAGAAGGCGGTCCTATGGGGATGGGGTGGGGCATCTTACTTGGTCCTATGTTTGACGCTATTAATACCAATGTTCGACAAATGATAGATGCAGGGACGTTACATATCACGGCTTCAAACTCAGGATTGATAAACCAATCACTAGCAAGCGGTAGAGGTAACGCGGTTCAGTCAGGCCCTATAGAGGTACAGCTAGGGCAATTAACTCCAATCCCTAATCATGGCGCTGGTAATCTTAGAGATAACATTGTTCAATTCCCTTTCTCTGGCCCTAGCCCGGTACTGTTCCAGCTGATGGAAGCATTAATCAATTCTTCACGCTCTATGACAAATGCCGCCGTTAACGTTCAGGCGCAAGCAGGAGAGGCAGCGAGCCTTTATCTGGCAAAACTACAGCAAGGGCTTAAAGTCCCCAACTCAATCATTATGCGGGTTTATAATTGCGCTCGCAGTGAGTTCCAGAAGATAGCCGCACTAAATTACAAGCATTACGACAATGACAAATACAATCGAGTGCTAGACAGCGACCAACAAGCCTCAATGGAGAATGATTTCAATCCAGAAGATTGCGATATTCGCATGGCCGCAGACCCATCACAAGGCTCAGATGTAGAGCGTGTACAACGTGCTCAGGCCATATTTGATATGGCAAGAACACAGCCACAGCAAGTATTAAATTATCGAGAAGCACAGCTTGATGTATTAAGCGCAATGAAAACGCCTAATATTGATAAGCTAGCACCGGAACCAGATCCAAATCAAAGAGACCCAATGCAAGACCTGCTTATGGCACAGCAAGCTGCTGAGATGGAAATGCGCAAAGAAGATCAAATGCTAAGGTCTCAAGAAGTTGAATTGAAACGTATGAAATTGGCGAAAGAAGCCGCAAAGGAGATGACAGAGATAGGATTAAAAGCCGATAAGCAAGAGGCAGAAATCACCAATCTTTACTCGCAAGCACTAGAAAGAATAGTGAATGCAGGTATAGCAAGCGGACAGGAAGCACTGGAAGCCGCGCAAACCATAGAAGACACATTTATTGATGGCGAAGGAGTCATAGATGGAAGACAAACACAAGAGATTAACCCTGTCACAGCTGGAGATATGGCTGGACAACCAAGCAACACAGACATTCCTACAATGCCTTAAATGGTCGAGCGAGCAAATCACAGAGGTTCTAGGTGCTGGTGGTTTAGTTGACTCCACCAATAACGACCACACTGCAAATCAAATACACAGCGCAATAGGTAAGCGGTCTGCCCTTATTGCTGCGTCTGATAATCCCACGTCTTTTTTCGCTGAGCATGAAATGCTGGAAGTTAAGGAGGACGGCGAATGAATACATACGAAATATCGTTTATAAATGGCGATAATCCAATAACGTTAGACGCGAAAGATTATGAAGCTGCATGCGGTTTTGTAACTTTTTTTGTTGGCGAATCGCTAAACCTGCACCCGATTGCATCGTATTCAGCTTATGCTGTGGCTACAGTTATTTTAGTGGGACAAAACTACAGAAAGGAAGGCTAATGATTAAAATAACCGAAGAAATGATTAATAATGCCCGTTCTATGATAGCTAAGGGGACGTATAAAGCCGTAGGTTATCGGGTATTAGTAAGGACAATTGGCGCAACATCTGGATTAGAGGAGGCAGAAAAAGAGAAGTTCTCTGCTTTAGCTAGCGCTGGTTTTGACGTTAAAACAGAAGACCAAAAGAAAAAAGAAGACAACGGCACACAATACGGGATAGTAGCCAGTGCTGGTGATGGTGTGTTCAAAGCATCGGCATTAGGTGGTGCGACACCAATAAAAGAGGGTGATGTCGTGTTTTTTGATAGATATGCTGGGGTTTTAATTGAAGTTCCCCCGGGTAGCGGTGAAATGTACCGATTAATGAATGATGAAAGCATCCTTAGTACAATGGAGAATAAAAATGAAGTATAAAATTTTAACTCAGTATATTGACTCCAGATCTTGCCCTCCATTATGGGAAAAGGCTATTAAATTAAATAAAGGTCAGATAGTAGAGGTTTTATTTGTTGAGGCAGCAGGGTCTGGGCTGTACTCTACTGATCAAAATAACAGCTTGTATCGAGGCAATTATTTAGCCTCATATCAAAAACTAGACGATAAGTTTATTTATATGGTTGATTTCGAGCTACTTAATTTAATTGGCGAAAAAATAGAGGATTAAAACAATGAGTACATCAGAGCAAGAAATGAACGAAGCCCTTGACGCGCTTGAAGCAGAGCACGGCGTAGAATTTGATGCCGATCAAGATAATATCGAGCAAGAAGATATTGCACACCAAGAAGATGTTGAAATTGAAGAAGAACCAAAAGAAGAACAAAAAGAAAAGCCTCCGGGCTACCTAACCTATGATGAATGGGTTGCTAAAGGCAAAGACCCTGCCGATTACAAAGGGGAAAATGCTTATAAGGCCGAATATGACCGTATCACTGAGATACGAGAATTAAAGGACACTATGAGTCATGTTGTCAATGGCATTGACGAGTGGAAGCAGCAACAAAGCGAACAAATGGCGCAACAGGTCGAACAGGCTAGGCTTGATGCTATTGCAGAGCTTAATGCAGCCAAAGAAGATGATGACATTGAAGGTGCTCTTGCTGCTCAGGACAAAATCAATAAACTAAATAGTCAACCAACACCGGAACCAGTTAACCCGGTTATTACGACCTTTGCAAAAAGCAACCCTATTATTGACAAGTCAAGCACGCAATATGACGCTGATTTTCATCAAGATATGATTATGATTCACAACGGAAAACTTGACCAGCTGCTAGGCGGTGATAGATCAAGGGCTGGAGAATTAACACAAGAGCAAGTAGACCGTGTTCAGAGAATGGCGTTTAATCAGGCAAAAGAATTGCATCAAGATAAATTTGTTAGCCCTAGAAATAAGCGTGTAACCTCTACACCACCAAGTAGACGTACTGCTACAACCACAGCAAACTACACCACCAAACTAAAACAGGTAGGGGGTAGTAGTTCAAACCCGAGAGACACTAATGCCGCCAATGAAATTTATGAAATGATCAAAGCCAAAGACCCAGCAGCAGCAGAAACATACGCTAAGAATGTATTAGGAGAATAATTATGAGTAAGAAATTAAAAACACACGCACCACAAGAAAATGAAGGAAAAAAAGCAGAAAAGAATATTCGCGCCCCGATTGGCGAAGAGCCAGACGTTAACAAATTAAGCCAAGCCGAAAAGGTACGCATGGCAACCGGAAAGCAATTGAATATGGACGCTTCATTTTATGAAAGATTACCAGAATATCAAGGCATGCAGTTATTCTGGGAGAATGATGAAAATGGCGCGGTTGAACGCTGGCTGCATTTAGGTGCAGAATTAGTTCCTCGCAAAAATAAAAGCCTGAAAGAATTTAAGGGTTTTACAGACCAAGCATCAAGCGAGTGGGAATGTGTGCCCGTTGGCGCAAATTCTTCAGGCGGTGCTATGCTGGCTTATTTGCTATTTATGCCAGCAGAAGAATATCAAGCATTGCGAGTCGACCCAAAAGAAGCCCGTAATAATGAAATCCTAGATGCTTTAGGTATGGGTAAATCTCAGGCAGAAGGTGCGGTAATGTCGAATGTTAAAGGTATTAAGACTTATGCGCCTAATAATCCAACAGGTAATAGCCGAGGATTCGAGCAAACGCATGATGCATAACTTGACTTTATTTGATATATAGATTATAAATGTAAGTATTAAATCGCCAAAGAAGGCGATAACCAAATAGCCACCTAGAAGAATAGGTCAGCTGTAGTCCGAAGAATGGGCAAACAATTGATTTTTTATTCATTATAGGAGGCTATTATGGCCAATTCAGATAAACCAGCCGGACTAAAGGCTATAGGGACTCTATCGGGTTCCGACTATCACGGAAAATTACGCCGTGTTACATTTGCAGCCGGTGATGCCGTTGCTGCATTTGTAGGCGATCTCGTTAAACTCACAGGCACGGTAGACGCTACAGGCAAAATCCCTGTAGTTGCTCAATCAGCCGCCGGTGACGCATCTATCGGTGTTATTGCTTCATTCATCCCTATCGAAGGTGATGAAGGTTCACTTACAACTAATAATCGTCCCGCTTCAACCGCTCAAGACGCCCTTGTTTATTGGGGTCAAGACGTTCTTTACACTATTCAAGAAGACTCAGTAGGCAATGACATTGAAATTACAGAAGCAGGCTTAAACTGTAATGTTATTGTTGGGTCTGGTAATGCTGTTACTGGCATTTCAGGAATGGAGTTAGATAGTTCCTCAGCAGCAGGTACAAGCACACTAAATATGCGACTACACCACGTAGATACGCGTCCAGATAACGCACTCGGCACTAATGCTGACTGGGTTGTTTCAATTAACGCTTCTCAAGAAGCCCTTAACCAGACGGGGATTTAATCATGGCCAGCATAGTATCGCAGGGCTCAGAAGCCCGTTTATTACAGGAAGGTATCAACGCTATTGCAACCATCGAGTACAAAGACTACGAGATGGAATCAAGCAAAATATTTGAAACCTACAATTCAGAAAAAGCGTATGAAATGGATGTATCATTAACTGGCACTGGCCTTGCGTCATTAAAACCAGAAGGTGACTCAACCGCTTATGATGGTGAAAAGCAAGATTTCGCAACGACGTACACGCATGCTGTTTATTCTTTAGGAACCATTATTACAATGGAAGCCGCTATGAATAACTTGTATCGTGATCTAGTGGCTAAATCAGGTAAATTGCTTAAACGCTCATTAATCCATACTGATGAACAGTTAGCCGCAAACGTTATTAATAACGCTTACGACACTAATTTTGCATTAGGTGACGGACAACCGTTGTTTTCAACGTCTCATGTCTTAGGTAAGGGCGGAACATTCTCTAATCGTTTCACAGTCTTTACCCCATTAAGTCAAGCAGCTGTTGAAGATGCAACGATTGCAATTGAAGATTATCGTGACGGCGCAGGTCTTTTGATCGACGCACGTGCAATGAGCCTTCATATCCCGCGCCAGCTACGTTATACGGCTGACCGCATCTTAGCATCACGCTTTGAACCAAACACCGCAAACACTGCGACAGTTAACCCAGTAGCCTCTATTTTTCCAAACGGCTACCACGTTAACCATCGTTTCACGTCTGCGACTGAATGGTTTATTAAAACTGATGTTGATGATGGCTTCAAAATCTTTGACCGCATGGGCTATACGTTCAAGCAGGATGATGATTTTGGCACATCAAACTATCGTCATAAAGGTATGTTCTACAAATCTTATGGCGTAACTGACCCACGAGCAGCTTACGGCTCAGGCCAATAATATTAGGGGGTGAAAGCCCCCTTTTTTAAACTATGAAAATTCGAGAGACCCGACAGGGTTCATAGGAGAAAGAAATGAGTATGTCTAATTTTCCAAATGGCTTTAAGGATGGCGTATCAGTACGTGGCGTTCCTTTAGCTGTAACACACCCGGGTGAAGTGTTCTTCGTAAACAGCACAAGCGTATTGCCCGTTAATGGCGTAGCAGGTGCAGATTCACCCGCATCAGGTTCATATCATCGTCCTTTTGCAACAATTGACTATGCTATAGGCCAATGCACAGCAAGCCGTGGTGATGTCATTTTTGTTATGCCCGGTCACACTGAAACAGTATCAGCCGCATCAGGTATTGATGTTGATGTTGCTGGTGTTGCTATTATCGGCTTAGGTTCAGGCGCATTACGTCCTACAATCAACTATACGGCTACAACTTCAACATTAACTATGGCAGCAGCAAGCTGTATTATGATGAATATTCTGCATACTGGTGGTATTGACGCGGTTGTTTCGCCGATTGTTGTAAGTGCGGCAGATTGTATTATTGCTAACAATGAGGTTCGTGACGTTACCGGCCAGATGGTTGACGGTATCCTTACTACTGCATCAGCAGATAGATTGAAGATATTAAACCATGTTCATGACGGTGCAGCAGCAGCAGGTACTAACGCAGGTATCGCGCTTGTAGGCGGCGATAATATTGAAATCACAATTGACCGAATGGATGGTAATTTTGCAGTAGGCGGCATTGATGTTCGCACAACCGCAACAACCGATCTTCATGTGCATGATGTGAAGTACTTCCGCACACGTAACGCGGCTGACATTTTCTTAGTCGATACAATTACAGCATCTACAGGACAAATCGGCCCTGACATCTTCTTGAGGCTACAAGATAACGCTGCCAATATTACCGAAGCAGTAACAGGCGCTACGTTTATCGTAATGGATCCTGTTTATGTTTGTAATCTGGCTGGTGAGAAAGGAACCTTAATTAACTGGACAGCATCAACAGATATTTAAGGGGTAATTTATGAGACCTTACTTGATTGATATAGATCCCGCTAATGCGAATTTGACGGGATTTGCCTCTAACGTTACAGGGGCATCATTCACGCTAACGGCTAATAATTCCGGTGATTCTTTGGCTCACCGTGTCTCTATTAGAAACGATGCAGTAACAGACCATAGCGGTAAGACCGTTACTTTAGTTGGAACAGATCCAGACGGTATAGCGTTGACTGAAGTCGTCACCGGCCCCGCTGGTTCTGCTACGGTTGAGTCATCTGGTTACTTTTTAACATTAACCAGCGCAACGCCATCAGCCACAATTGGTGCGGATACGTTTGATATTGGCTGGGTTGACGAAGTGTCAACTAAAACACTGCCGCTAAACTATCGCAATACGGAAGCCGCTATGTATTCGGTTGATGTAACCGGAACCATTAATTATACGGTTCAGGAAACATTAAACCAAATACACATATTAACCGCACCGTCACAGTCATCATCATGGCATGCTGTTACAGCTTTAGCCTCGAAGACGGCTGATTTAATGGAGTCCGGCCAAGTAAATGCAACAGCAATGCGGTTAGTAGTCAATAGCTACACTGACACGGCTGAGATTCAATTAACGGTGATGCAAAACGAAGACATTTAATTATGGGGCGCAAATATAAACCAACTAACGATTTTAGCCCTAATGATTCAAATACTATTTGTGATGTTACGGGATTTAAAGTTAAGAAATCCCAAACATTAAAAAGGTGGGATGGTTTTCGCGTCATACAAGACGCATGGCATCCAAGACACCCGCAAGATACGCCAGTGATTCCGAGTCCTCAGCAAACATTTGATGACATAAGAACGGAGTCATTAGACACAGATGCAGTACAAAGCTTTGATAAGGTTTAACCATGGCGACGAGCGGAATTTACACATTAAGCAAAACCACAAACGAACTGGCTGAGGAAGCATTTGATCTACTTCAAATAGGTCAAGATGGTGAAACATTAAGCGGTGATATGATTGGCCGCTTTAAAGCCTCAGCCAATCTATTGCTTAAAGAGTGGCAAACGCAAGGTATTCATCTTTGGTCTTATACTGAGGGTACTTTATTCCTAACGGTGGGCCAATCAAAGTATGATTTCAGAGAGGCATCGACTCATGTCGCAAATACTTGGTATGAAACAACCACGACAGCAGCTACAACAGCAGGGGCAAGCACTATTGTGGTGTCTAGTGCTGCTAATATTCAGAATGGGGATGTTATTGGTATTATTCAAAATACTAATAATATTTTCTGGACGACTGTTAATGGCGCGCCTTCAGGCTCTACGGTGACACTAACAGATTCAATTACCCTTGCTACGGTATCCGGCGCTTACGTTAGGAATTACCGGGTAGGAACAGCAACCGCGCCAGACCTTATTCCTGTATCAAGAATATTAGATGTAAGGCGAAAAGAGTCCTCTGATTATGAGATTCCTATCGTTTTTAGTTCGCGTGAAGACTATTTTGGTTTACCTAATAAAGACCAAACAGGCACACCAATACAAGCGCATTATGCAAGGCAGGATATAGCGGGAGAAGAAGGCGGCATCATGTATTTATGGAATGCGCCGAGCTCATCTGTCCCAGTGATTAATTTTACCTACGAAAGAAAACTGCAAGTATTAAACGATGCAACAGATACCATTGATTTACCGGATTACGCACAAATGGCCTTTATTTATAATGTTGCTGTGAAGCTAATCCCTAAATATGGATCTAGCCAAGCTTTAGCAGATTTGATTAAACAAGAGGCGCAAATATTAAAGAATGACTTACTTTCTTATGATTCGGCTGTATACCCTATTAAAATGAAGATGAAACGACATGGCTGATTTTCCATTAGGCGGACGCAATAAAGATCTCGATTCTAAAAAGAGTCGCGGCCAAATTGTGAACATGATCCCAGAAGGCGACGGTGAATTTTACAGTGTAAAACGTGCTGACGGGTTGACGCTGTTCGCAACATTAACGACCAGCCCCGTGCGTTCAAACATTCTTATTAATGCGGGTTTTGCTTATGTTGTTTCTGGCTCTGTTTTATATCGTGTTAACTCAGCCGGCACAGTCACCACGCTGGGAACGGTAGGCGGCTCTGGGCGCGCCAAAATACAGGCAAACTCAGTGCCTAGCGATTCACAAATACTAATATTAAATGGCTCTGGGTCGGGTTACATATACACAAACACTAATGGGCTTGTAGCGATTACAGATACTGATTTCTTCTCAAGCACATCGGCTACCATATTAGATGAACGATTTTGGTTAACGAGAGATGGAACGAATGAGATTTTTGGATCTGATGTTTCCGACGGAACAAGCTATAACCCTCTAACATTTACAAGCGCGGAGGAATCCCCTGATGATGTTGTCGCAGTATTGGCTAAGAAGTCTGCATTGTGGGTGTTAGGCTCTGAAACATCACAATACTACCAAACATATAACGATGTCACTCTACCATTACGTGCAGTAAAAGGTGCAACAAAGGAATGGGGTATATTAGCAAAAGACTCGCTTGCCGAAACCAATGATTTCTTTGCTTTTCTCGCAGATGATAGAACGGTGAGAATGGTGCAGGGTACGCAATTAGTTAAAATATCAGACTTGGATTTTGAGCTAAAAGTAAAAGGAAATGGAACGACAACATACCCGGGCTTTACTACCGTTACGGATGCAATAGGCTTTTTTGTCGATGGCCCCATTCATTCAATCTATTACATCACATTCCCAACAGCAGGATACACATGGGGATATGACATTAATACTGGGATGTCTCATCTAAGGGAATCTGAAGGATTAAACAGCTGGCGCGTTAATAGCGCAGTTAAGTTTAACGATGAGATTATTTGTGGTGATTCTGTAGACGGTAAGTTGTGGAGGTTAGACCCAAACAACAAAACAGAAAATGGCACGATATTACGCACTAAACTAATATCGCCAACGATGTCTTTTGAGAAGGACTCCACCATTCCATTAATGGAGCTTGACATGGAGGTCGCACAAACAGCAGACCCAACCATAGATCCTAAAATGATTGTCTATTACACAAAAGACGGTGGAAAGACATATACAAATAAAGGCCATATATCAATTGGTAAATTTGGCGAACATGATAAGCGCGTCCCTTTGCGTCGATTTGGTAGATTGGTTAGAAATAAAGATTTCGGCATAAAACTTGAGGTGACCGATCCAGTCGGTGTTCGGTTTTATGGCGCTTATATATACCCTAGGATGGCAATGTAATGGCTGATTATTTAGACACAGACTTAGCTATCGCTGAAATAGATCCAGTCACTAAAGAGATTAAGGCTACCCCTTATTTTGAAGATTATTTATATAACATAATTCAAACTATTGGTGGCGAAGGTTCGACGGTTATTCAAGACCTTCTCACGGTAACGATAGCGGCTGATAAATTAGATTATATGTTTGGTCTAACTAAGTCGTTAAAAAAGCAGGTTGATGAGATAAATAATGTTATTGATAGCCCGATTATGGATGCAAAAGTAAAAACCATACAGGCTAAATTAAGCGAGATAGAATCGCATTTTGATAACTCACAGTTACATGCTGCGATTAAGCAATTAAAGATTGATACGTCTGGCTTTATTGGAAAGGTTAAAACAGCAGATTACACAGCAGAAAACAAGGACTGGATTGAAGCAAGGAATGGTATTTCAATTAGCTTACCCGCTAATCCGCTGGTTAATGATCAAGTCATTGTCTCAAACGGTGACGGAAGCACGATTAAGGTCTTAGGCAACGGAAACGACATTAAATACACGAAAACAGACACATCCGTGAACATTAGAAACAAAGGAACAAGCCTACATTTTCAATTGTTTCAAGATCAATCTACTAAATATTGGCGGATAAGATGAGCATTGAAGCCGAGCCGGTTGATCATGAGGTTTTTGTTAGAAATGAGCTTAAAGAAATTAGCGACCAGTTAAAGGTTATGAATATGATACTAAGAGAAGC